GCAATTCCTCCGGCGACTGTTTGTATCAATCCGGCGCCAGTAATAGCGCCGCCAGCGAAGTCTGTATTGGCCACTGGAGTTCCGCCACCACCCGCTCCGCCTGAGCATGGTATCCCGCTGCCACCCCATGTAGCTGCCGTTCCTGCTGCGCCAGTGTTAGCACCTCCACCGCTGCCAGCCTGCCCAACAGTCCAAGACCATAACCCAAGGCCATGACCTACTGCCGTTGTCGCTGTAGCGATTGATCCAGCGACTCCGCCAGTTGTGGCCACTGCTCCGCCACCTGCATCACCAGCTCCTGAGGCGGTCAAAAGGTTTGCGCTGCTAGTCGATTGAGTTACGAACGAAATATAACTGCGAAGACCGGCATTGCCTGCCGTGTTTCCGTTTGGTGCTGCGCCGCCTTTGCCAACAAATAAATAGAGAATATCCGGCAATAAAAACGCTGGAACCATGCCCCTGCTCAATGCTCCAGAACCTCCTCCACCGCCCCCAGTTCTTGCAGTTCCAGCCGCACCTGTCTGGCCGCCAGCTCCTGACCCGCCAGCCCCAAGAACGTAGAAATAGATCATCTTTGCGCGCTTTGGTTTGCGCCAAGTAATCCAAGCGCCTGAAGTGCTTGTTGCTGTGGCGTTATCAAAAACCTCGACAACTTGCCCTTGGCTTGTTGGTAGATTTAAGTGACCAAACATTAGTAATCAGCCCCAACGCAAATCGCTACCCATGCAGTATTGGCTGCAGGCGCTGCGTGATTGGTGACTAAAATATGTAGCCCAGTTGGAAGACTGATATTAAGCACCAAATCTATGCTTGGAGCTGCGGCGCTCGCGTTAGATGCGCCTATTGCCGGAAGGGTAACTTCACCAAGCAAAAATGTGTTTGCGTTGGTTGTTGATCCGCTTGATTGTGTGGAGTAAAAAACACGCGCCACAGTTGCTGTGGTGGTGGTTGGCGTTGTGGCGGTTGGCGAGAACCTTACTCGTTCAATAAACGAACCATTCGCGCCAGTTGATTCCGTCAAGAAAATATCAGTCCCGATTGTGCCGCCGCCCTGTGATGATGTATTGGCCGCGGTAATTCGCGCTGCAGCAATAATAGGAACCGCTGGGACGTTTGGAGTGCTAGCCATTAAAGATAATCCCCATAGAAAAAGTGCACTTGCCTTGCGTACATTTCTGGAGCCGATATAGCACCAGCTGCAAATACCGCGGCAGAAAAGTCAGTAACTTGCGATGCGGTGTGCGTGTGAACCACTACGCCACCGCCCCCACCGCCCGCAACCAACTCCTCAACAGTGCGTGTTAGCTGCTGAGTCCACAACATGAAAGGTTGACCCATTAAGCCACGCGCATCTAATGGCGGGATGACTGGACTGGGGGGTACGATTTTTTCTGTCATCTAATATCCGCCGTTAGGCTAATAAAAACTTTCTTGCATTTGTCAGAGCATGAAAATTTGAATATCTCAAATCGATCGACACGCCCATTTCTACGAAAAATAGTGCGGCGCTTTGTTTGGCCTATTTTGCCCAATGATCTTACGCGGGTATCGGTAAATACTCGCCCGTCTTGGCTTCTCGCTAGACCTATCTGCGGATCACTGCCTGCGGTATTGCCTACACCGGCTTCGCAAACCACTTCCAGCGATGGGCAGAATATGGGGGCATTCATGTTCACAAATGGTTGAGTGACCCAATAGGAATTTATCGGTGAGTTGTACTCATCAAAGACCGATGCCGACAAGTTACCGATGCGCCCGTCTTCAGAATCGCTCACATAAATATTCCCGTAAGCCTGAACAATTGAGTTGACGCGCCACCGAAGCGGCAGGTTATCTAAATCGATTGATTCCCGTTCGTGCCATCTTTTTGACACAAAGTCATAAATCAGCGTTTTTGTCGGAAAACTGAAGCCAGCAAAATACGCGCCATCTAAAGAGTATTGAAACGCGAAAGAGTTCTCAGCGCCTTCTAGCAAAATCTGCGCGCGGATTATTGAATCTTCAGCATCGGTTGAGATCTTTTGAATATCGTTACCGGTTGAAGCCCAAACAGCGGGGGTTTCGTTCTGACCTTGCCCAACCCATACCATATAATCGGACGTGCTAACGATGCAAAATGGGAAAGCCAGCCCTTTATTTAGGATAAAGCCTGGAATCTTGGCAAATGGGAAATCAGCGCCGCCGACATTCTGAAAGCCTTCAGTGGTGATCGCGCCAAACATGTAAAGCAGCCCTTTAAATGTTAACGGACTTACTATTTCGTCTGGGTCTCCATCAGCTCTAGAAAAATCCAGCGCATTCCACGCCATCCCGTCATCAATGCCAGAGCCTATGAATTTTTTCTCGCTTGTCGAGCAAATGAAATATCCGTCTTTATAAACAACTTTCTTTGGTGTTCCGTTGGCAGTAAAGCCGGGCGCAACGATTTGCTGAAGTGTTGCGTCATCCCATATGTACCCATCACCCAATTCATTAAGGATCATCAACTGGGCGCCGTTATCAGCCATTGAAACACGGCCATCACCGGGAATATCACCCAATACAGAAAGGGACATTTCAGCATTTAAGCGGACGAGCTTTTCTCCCTGAACAAAATAAGGAATGCCGCCCTTGTTATGAGAGCCTCGACCGATAAAATTGAAATTTCCAGCTGTAGCGACTTGAGATATACCCTCAGTGCCAATCAGGAACCCATCAGACAAACCAACAGCCTGAGCTGGGACATAATAGCAATTAACCGCCCGCGCACTTGAGAACATCGGCGAGCGGCTTTGATGTGATCCGCCAAATATCGGGAGAGAAACAGTAGCCATCACTCCCCCGAATAAAATTCGTCATAAGACCATTTTTCATTTCCTGAGCCGATTGGCAATGTGGCAGGAAATGGCGTAACGAACTCAGCTGCTCCGATAAGACGCATGGTTGTCATCCCGTCGCGAGCTTCTTTGTATAACTCTGGCGATACAACGCCTCCGAAATCTGGAGCCATGCGAATGGCAAGGTTTGAAATGATGCCGGACAATACGCCATCGACTACAGTTATGTCGTCACCAATAGAATCAATTGGTGTGTAGCCGAGGTCAATGTTCTTAGCCTCTAGCTCCGCCATCATCAGGTTTATTTCTGTGATGCAGTCGCGATACTCATCAGCCTCAAGTGGTGACTCTGGAGCCTGTACCAGAATCTTTTGAAGAGCGCGCTTTATTACAGTTTCCGCTTTCATTTTGCTTTACCTTCGCTGCTTCTTCGGCTGAGTACACGAAACCATCTTTTTCTAGCTTTTCGCATTCGTAGTCGTGCGCGTGTATCCGCGTCACCTCACCACCAATGCTTTTGAATAGGGTTTTAATCATATAAACCTCGAAAGGTAAGCCCCACCGAAGTGGGGCAACCTATTAGCCGTGGAACAAACCAGCGAACAAAGGATTCAAACAAGCGTAAGCGGGCAACAAGTCAAAACGGATTTGATTGGTGTTTGCATCGCCGTTTGCATACTTGGTAACACGGATTGACAAGCCGTCATCAGTGGTAGCCAAGGTGTCCCAAGTGTGCAGCTTAGGAAGCTTGATAGTGCCGATACCGAACGCGTCTTTGTGGTAGAAGAAAGAAGGCTGCATGAACTGGTTAGCAGAACCAAGAATTTCAACAGTATCGTTAGTCGCGATTGCGCTTGAGATATTGTTGTATTGGCCGTTAGCTTCATTCAATGCAGCAGCGGTCACAGTCACAGTCACTTCACCAGATCCGTTAGTGTTGCCACCGGTCACCACTTTCCAGTAGAAAGGAATCGGCGAGCCATCAGCGTATGCAACCTCACGACTGCGGATATTCAACAAGCTGCGACCTGATTGAGTAACCTTGATTACATCGCCAGCGCGCAATGCGTTAGTGGTTGAATTGGTCAAGCCGCCAATGGTCACGGTTTGCGTCATGGTGTCTTTAGCAGTCACATAGGTCTGATCTGGAGCACTTACAACAAAGCCAACGCGGTCAGTAGTTGCACCCAATTGGATTTGCGGCAGAGTTGAAGAAGTAAGCGCCATCAAGCCACCAAAGTTCTTCTGAATTCTGGCCTTTTCCCATGCGGTATCAACCAAGCTATTGGAGCCGCTCGCAAGACCTGACTGGGTATCAGCCAAGGCTTTGATTGCATATGGGTTCATTACCGCGTAACGCTCACCGGACTGAGGAACGCCGATGGTATCCATCAAAGCCCCAACAGATGCAACGTCACCCCATTGTGCGATTGGAGTACCTACGGTGCCTGAATGCAGTCCTGAGCGGTAAGCCATGAAGCGAGAAAAATCGGTTTCCAAGTCAACCGCGATTTGCTGAGCAGCAGGGCGGATGATTTCGGCCAATTGATCCAATTGCAAAGCTTCTTCGCGGTTTGTCCACTCAATGGGCACGGTGAAATAGTTTTGCACGGTTGCAGGCGCGCTACCGGAAATAATGCTGTTTTTGGTTATCGCAGAAATATCACCACCAGTAGTGCGATGTGAAAGGTATTGGTGCGGCTTTTTGAATCGTACAGTTTCGCCAAATTGCGGCGTGAATTCTGACGAAATCAAACTGGTATTGACGGTTTTTGTGATTACGCGAGCCTTTTCAAATTCCTCCAAAAAGACACGAGCTACTTTGTTTGTTACGTTCGAGTTTAAATTGTTAGGCATTTAGCTTTCCTCATTCAAATTTAGCCCCCTTGCTGTGCTTGAAGTAAGGATTGCCTTGTGGGGCGCTACCTGAAACCTTCGGCACTGGGTCGGGAGTGTTGCTGATTCGTGGTTTGCGAGCGCTCAGCTTTGGCTTGATTTGAGATTCGATATAGCGTGCGGCTTGAATTGGCTTCATCAGAGATAACTTCTCCAATTCGCCAACGTTAGACGCCAGATACACCGTGATAAGGGCTCCCACATCATCGGTAAGAATTTCTTCAATAAGCTCAGGGTCCGAAATGTATGACGCAACACCTTGACCTGCGTACTGCAACTCTTGGGCTGTTACACCCAAAGCAATTGCGCGCTTTGAATACTCTTCAGCGACCGACTTATAGCGCTGCTGATCACTCTCAAACTTCTGCTGCTGTGCAATGTTTGCCTGCTGTGCCAAGTAGGCTTGCTGTGCATCGTGCGCAGCTCGCTGCCTAATAGCTTCGTCCCTTAGTGCGACCTTCTGATCGAATTGCGGATCAAATGCGTCAGGGTAATCGGGGACTACTGGAGCAGGTGCAATTTCAGACTGCTTTGACTTGATAGCTGCCAACTCTTGCTCGATCTGGATTCGCTTGCGCTCTTCCTCTCGTAGCTTGAATGTTTTCTTAGCAATCTCTCTATTCAAAACCTCTTGTTGCTCAGGCGTGAACTCAACTTTTTGTTTTGCTTCTGCCTGTTCGCTCGCCGGTGCTAAATCGGCCTCGGGTTCTTCGGTGAAATCTTCCTGACCGTCCTCTAAACTCGGTTCGACATAATCGTCTTGTAGCTCATCGCCGCTCATAGCGTAATCTCACATTTATTGCCGCGAAAAGGTCGCGTACCTGTAAATAATATCTTACACCCTGTTTAGGTTTTCATCAATTATCTGGTCTGTTTTGGCTATTTCTTGGTTTTGCTGTTCGTAATTCTGAGCAGCTTGAGCAGAAATAGCGGCATCAACACCCATTGCTTCACGTAATAGCTTGAGCGTTTCTGCTTGCGTCTTCTGGAACTCGGCCATTCCCATGATGACCTCGTTCTGCTTGGTCATTTGCTCCATGAGCATGTCAAATTGGCTGCGCTCTCTATCGTCTTGCAGCTTGGCCGCTTGGATTTGTGCGTCAATCTGAACCTTTTGCTGTTTGGTTTCAGCGTCAACCATCTTGGCCTGAGCTTCTATCTGCAAAGCTTGAGCTGCCATCACTTCGGGGCTTGGCGGTTGCTCTTGTTGCGACTGCTGAGCCATTGCCATCTGCTGGCGTTCTTCGTCAGTCAGCTGTGACTCGGGTATCATGCCCTGCTTGAATAATTGATCCCGGGCGCGCTCGGCCAAAATATCCATTCCGGGCGCATTGGTGTTTTTCAGTAGTACGTCTTTGCCAAACTGGATAATGCTTGGGTCGACGACTGCCATCTCAGTGATGGCCGCCACAGTCTCCTGCTGCTTGTTGCTAAACGCCGCACCAGCTGAGCAAACAACGTCATATTTACCCTTCGACAGGTCATTGAGCGTGACCATTTGCCCCGTTTGCCCATCAATAACAGTTTCGTAGAGAGTTTTTATTTCACTTGTGCCGCCTTGCCCGAGAATCCTGACTTGGCGCTGTCCGTCATACACCAATGGGATTGACTCAATAATAATGCGAGCAGTGCGCGCCATTGCGTATTCAATCGCATTAACGATCTTTGCTGATGAGATATCCCCCTTGTTCTGAAGCTTCCCAATAGCAACACCAGACTGTGCTTGAGGGTTATTGCCCATTTGAACATCAAATACGCCGGATATATCGATCAAATCCTGTGACATTGCCATGCGAAGCGTTTCAAGGCCGGGGTTGACGTTGTAGCCGCCTATCTTGAATGGTTGGGACTGCCCATCAACATGTTTATAGACAAAAACCGCCGATTGGTCTGTGTTGAGTTTTGCGTACTTGCCTTGATACCCGTCTGCTTGATCTTCAGACAGCGCGATCTTTTCACGGGGAGACAGTGCGGCTTCACCAACTTGGCGTGATGCAATGTAGTTG